CGAAGATATAGAGAAATAGCATTACACCCCGAATGTGACATGGCAATCGAAGATATTGTCAATGAAGCAATCGTGGCTAACGAACTAAAGGATGCTATTCGTTTATCATTGGAAGAAGTACCGTTCGGAGCTGAAGTTAGAAGAAAGATAGAAGATGAGTTTAAAGAAGTATTAAGGTTAATGAACTTTGATACAAAAGGTCACGACATATTTAGAAGATGGTATGTTGATGGCAGAGTTTATTACCATAAAGTAATAGACAGAGAATCACCTAGAAAAGGTATCACAGAGTTAAGATACATTGACCCTAGAAAAATTAAGAAAGTTAGAGAAGTAAGAAAGAAACGACCTGATGGTCCTATGCCACATGGCTTAGCAATCATTGATGAGTTTGAAGAGTATTACTTATTTAACGAAAAAGGAATTGCAGGTACAACATCTGGTGGTATTAAAATTGCACCAGACACAATCGCATTTGTACCGTCTGGAATGATTGACCAGAATAAAAATATGGTGTTATCATATTTACACAAGGCAATCAAACCAGTTAATCAATTAAGAATGATTGAAGACGCTACTGTTATTTACAGAATCGCAAGAGCGCCTGAAAGAAGAATATTCAAGATTGATGTAGGTAATTTACCAAAAGTAAAAGCTGAACAATACCTAAGAGATGTTATGGCAAGATATAGAAACAAACTTGTCTATGACGCACAAACAGGTGAAATCAGAGATGACAGAAACTACATGTCTATGTTAGAAGACTTTTGGTTACCAAGTAGAGAAGGTGGTAGAGGTACAGATATTACTACACTACCAGGCGGACAAAATCTTGGAGAAATTTCTGATATCGAATACTTTAGAAGTAAACTTTATAGAAGTTTAAATGTTCCAGCTAGTAGATTAGAAGCAAGTCAAGGTTTTAACCTTGGTCGTTCTACAGAAATTACTAGAGATGAACTTAAATTTACAAAGTTTGTTCAAAGATTGAGAAAGAAATTTACTGAGTTATTTAACGATATATTAAAAACTCAGTTAATATTAAAAGCGGTCATCACAGAGGAAGACTGGCATACATTACGAGACCACATACAATATAACTTTTTGCAAGATGGACACTTTGCTGAACTCAAAGAAAGTGAAATGCTTTTAGAGAGAATACGAGTAGCAAACGAAGTGAGAGATTATGTAGGTAAGTATTATTCAGTAGAGTATGTTAGAAAAAATATTCTTAAACAATCTGATAGAGATATGGAAGATATTGACAAACAGATTAAGAAAGAAATTGATGACGGCATAATATCGGCACCAACGGAAGATATTCCAGGTGGCGGTGGAAACTTATAGGAGATAAAAAATGAGTGAACACATTAAGAAATTTGTTGACGATTTGTCAAACGGAAATAATGCAGACGCAGGCGAAGCTTTTAAAGACGCATTAAGAGCTAAGGTTGCAGATAGTTTAGACCAACATAGAATAGATGTTGCAGGTAAAATCTTTAGTGATGTAGAGGCACAACCATTTAGTGACCCTAAACCAGCAGTAACAGACCCAGCACCTGAAACAGAAACTATGATGGACACACAAGGTAATGAGATTGCTTTTGAACCAAATGGTAATGAGCAACCAACACCTGAAAGTGAAGTACCAGCAGAGGCACCGGCAAATGATGAAAGTCAACCAGCTACTTAAACAAAATGTAGTTGACACGGAAACTTTTAGTCAATTACCACCTAAACACAAAGAGGTGGTCAATGACTTCTTTAGTCAAGTAAATTATGACAATGTTGATGTTGTAAAAGAGGTTGAAACAACTATAGATAAAGTTGCTCTTAAACATAATGTACAAACAAATGTTGTCTATGATTACATGGACAAGGAATTAGGAGTATAAACATGGCGTGGGTAGATGTAACAGGTTCAAATTCAGTTTGGCAGTATGAAAATTCTGCTACAGCGGCTAACACATATTCAGATTCAGGTGCAGGTGCAAACTCTGTATTCTCTGGTGGTGTAAGAACTTATACTAAACCAGGTACAAGTGATACTGTGGCCGTTTATGCTAGAACTAGAAAAAAAGGTACTACTGTTGAAAGAGGCGAGTTAAGTAAAACATATTATGACAATCAATAGTACACAACTAGTAGATGATGGTTTCAAAGTAATCAATAAGGTTACTGGTGCTCGTAATGAAAACGAGAAACTAATAGAGTTAGATAACTTAAAAGGTTCTACAAACGAATCTGAGATATCAATTGCAAATGCATATTATGAAGTAGAAGGCACAGGCACGGTAACATTGCAATTTGATGATAAGAGTTTAACAATGACAGGCATAGACAACTACGGTCTAAAACCTGTAGAAGAAAAAATAAAAGGAACAGGCGATATTCAAGTAACAACAGACGGTTCAGTAGATAAGTTTAGTTTGTTATTAGAGTGTCATAAAGAAAAGGGATTTAGTAATGGCTGATTTAGTTACAACACAAACAATTGCTGATACATCTGGAGTTAAGTTTGTTACAAAACTTACAAACTTTTCAGATGGTACAGGAGAATCTTTAGTTAAAAAGATAGACGCTTCTGAGGTCACATTTATGTCCGAAGATGGTAATAGAAAGATTGCAAAGATATGGTACTCAATTAATACGGCAAATTCTAAATCTGCTGTTGAGATTGTATGGGACGGTGCTACAAATGCAACTGCTTTGTTATTGAGTGGTAACGGATATTGGGACCTACGAACAGCAGGAGATGAGATAGTGAATAACGCTACTACACCTACTGGAGATGTCTTATTATCAACGAAAAACTTTGCTACCGGTGATAATTACACTATTATTGTAGAGTTTAGGTAATAAATTGTATAAATAGTAATACGAGAACAGAGAGAGAACATGAAATTAATATCGGAAGAAATTCAAGACGCTGAATATTTGGTTGAAGAAACCAATGGAAAAAAGGCGTACAAGATTCGTGGTGTCTTTTTACAAAGTGATATCAAAAACAGAAATGGTAGAATTTACGAGAATGCTATCCTTTCTAACGAGGTAAATAGATACACAAAAGAATTCATAGATAAAAAAAGAGCCTTTGGTGAGTTAGGACATCCTGACGGACCAACAGTTAACTTAGAGAGAGTGTCACATATGATTACATCTCTAACACCTGAAGGCAAAAATTTTATCGGTGAAGCAAAAATCATGGACACTCCATACGGTAAGATTGTAAAAGGTCTTATTGATGAAGGCGCTCAACTAGGAGTATCTTCAAGAGGTATGGGTTCTTTGGTTCAAAAGAACGGTGGTAACTATGTAGGAAAAGACTTCTACTTGGCTACGGCCGCTGACATTGTAGCAGACCCCTCTGCTCCAGACGCTTTCGTTGAAGGCATTATGGAGAATAAAGAGTGGATTTGGGACAATGGCGAAATAAAAGCAAAGGATATTGAAGAGTATAAGAAGTATATCGAGAGAGCAAAGTCTATTCAATTAGCAGAAGCTAAGGCGAAAGTATTTGCAAATTTTCTTGAAAAACTTTAATCTTATAAATATCTATTAATTAGAGAAAAATAACTAGTTATTTTTAAAAAAGGAGATTTCTCAAATGGCCGATACAGAAAACAAGTTAGAGGCGTTAGAGCAAGAAGCAGTAGCCGAGGCGAATGCCCAAGCGGATGCTCCTAAAAAGAATGCTGTAGCGGCTGAGCCGAACCATCTGAAAAATGATGCTGAAGACTTAGGCGCAGCTGTTGTTAAACCAACTGACAGCAATCCTGACGCAACTAAAAAAGTTAAGCAAGTTTCTGGACAAGCTCCTCAAAAATCACAAGGTAGTGCTGACTCAATGCCAAAATTAGCAGGTCACAATACTAAGTTAGAGGGTACAGAAGCTGAAGAAGGTTCGGAAGAAATCAAGGAAGGCGAAATGCCAAAGGCTGCTCTTGACGCTTTGAAAAAGCATAAAGAAAAGTCAGAGGATAAAGAACCAGCAAAAGACAAGAAAGAAGTTGAAGAAACTTTGGACGCTGGTGAAGATTCTAAAATGGCAGACAAGAAGAAAGAAGTAAACCAAAAGACTGCTAACATTAGCGCTTCTTA